ATCACTCAGCGCGAGTTAGCCAACATCGAAAAGACTATCTATGACTTAGACAGCACGCTACACGCCATGCTTGCCCGTATTAGCGAGATAGCGCAATGACTAAACCCCGCTCCCCATTTGTTTTGAGCGGCGCTGTTGCGATATACCTGCAACCAATCTCAACGTTAGCACTTATACCAGCGGTTGACCGTCGGGGACCCTGTGACTTTTGCCCTAACGCGGGTGGAAAAGGCCGCGGGATTTTTCTAGGTAGAGCAGTCTAAATATGAGCAACGCGGTTAATTATCAAAGTGCGCTTGATCAAATGCGGGGCTTTGGGCTACTGGTTGATGCGCTTGAGGTTGGTAGAGCGACCACTAAGCGCGTAAAGGTTGATATTGCGAAGTGCCCAGTCGATAAGGAAAAGAGCCGCTCCGCTGGATGGTACAAGCTAAACAGCTTCAGCCTTAAAGGTGAGGATTATATTGTCGGTTCATTCGGCTACTGGAAGGGGTCTGACAACAACGCGCAGAAAATCGAGTGGAAAAAAGAGTGGGTCGATACGCTGACACCAGAGCAGCGCAAGGCGATGGCAGACGCTCACAGGGCATCGATTAAAAAAGCGGAAGAAAACCGCAAGCGAGAGATTGAGCGTAGCGCAAAAGAGGCTAACTATGCGTGGCATAAATATGTTGCCGATGGTGTCTCACCGTATTTGATACGCAAGCAGGTCGGGGCGTTTGGTGTTAAGTTTGACCCGTTCGGCAAGGGAACGATGGCAATCCCCGTCATGGATGTTAAAGGCAACATCTACGCCTTGCAGATTATTCGCTCGAACCTGCCAAAAGATAGCAAGAAGCGCGAAAAAGACTTTTTCCCATACGGTGCGGCAATCGGCGGTCATTTTCATGTAATCGGGACACTTTCAAACGCTAAAACAATCTTTATTAGCGAGGGCTATGCCACTGGTGCCAGTATTCACATTGCAACGGGTATGCCCGTGGTGGTCGCATTCAACGCCAATAACCTAACACCTGTGACAAAAGCAGTCGCAGCGGCGCATAAATACGCGCAAATTGTGATTTGTGCTGATGACGATTACTTGACCGACGGCAATCCAGGGGTGGCGCTGGCTCAAAATGCCGCGCTGTCTGTTGGCGGTGAATGGGTCAAGCCTAGTTTTATGGTTGCGGGTGTCGATATCCGCAACAGCGAAAAGCTCACCGACTTTAACGATTTACACGTACATCCGCAAGGCGGATTGCACTTGGTTACTGCCCAACTTTCACAGTATGTCGGGCAGACGCAGCCACAGCCGAAAACTGCAACGGTGGCGGGCGGTGCGCAAACGGGGGAAGGGGAATCGTCTAGCGCTAGAGCGACACTAAGTATTGAAGAAATAACAGCGCGATTTGTCTATGTTGATGATGCTTTTGGTGATCACGCTTTTGATCGTGAAAAGAAAACGTTGGTCAAACTTAAGAAAGTGCAAGCGATGCTTCCGCCTCATGTTCGGTGGGATCAAGTTAAAGGATTGCCAACGTGGCGAGCGGTTCATGATTATGAAATTGGCTTCGATCCAACAGAGAAAGATTCCCGTGTAAAGCTAAACACATTTACTGGCTGGAAATTACAGCCAAAAGAAGGAAATTGCAGCAACTTACTAAATTTATTGAAGTCGCTGTGTAGTGCTGAAGAGCAATCAGAGGAATTGTTTGTATGGATAGTCCGTTGGCTTGCCTATCCGTTGCAGCACCCTGGTGCAAAGATGAAGTCTTGTCTTGTTGTTCATGGCCCACAGGGTACTGGTAAAAATTTATTCTTTGAAGCTTATGCTGAAATTTTTGGTGAGTACACCGAAACAATCAGTCAGGCAGCACTCGAGGATAAGTTTAACTCCGATTGGGCAGCTCGGAAAATATTCATCATTGCCAACGAGGTAGTAGCAAGCACGGAGCGATACCACTTAAAGAATCAACTTAAGGGCATCATTACCGATAAAAAAACGCGAATTAATCCAAAAAACTTGCCTGCCTATTCAGAATCAAACCATATGAACCTTGTGTTCTTGTCGAACGAGCATCAGCCAGTTGTGCTAGAAAATGACGACAGGAGACATTGCATTATTTGGACTCCGCCTGCAAAAGATGCTGCTTTTTACGATGCCGTGGCAGAGGAGCGAGATAACGGTGGTATTGAGGCGCTTTATTGGTACCTATTGAATATTAATTTAGGCGATTTTAAGCCAGACACTAAGCCGCCAATGACGCTATCTAAAGAACAACTTATGTTGCTTGGGTCTGACAATGTGCAGATCTTTTTTGAAGAGTGGAAGGGTGGGCTTTTGAACGCGCCTGTTTGTGCCTGCAAAACAAGCGACCTGTATGACTTTTACCGAGGGTGGTGCATAAAGGTAGGTACAAGATCGCGCGAACAAAAGTTTTTTTCTGCCTACGTTGAAAAACTTAATGGCTGGCAAATTGCGATCAGAAAGATTTATCTCGAAAAGGGTGACCATGTAAAAAAGTCTGTCAGGGTAATTGTTCCGCCAATTGAATATTGTTTGGCTGCCCAAGATAACGGCGCTGAAATTATAACAATGACAGAAAGTGAGACGCAGTCAGAGTGGCTAAAGCGCTGTATTAATAGATTTAATTCTGTTTCAGTTAGGGACGATAACTAATGCTAAAAAACTACGCGACTACGGGTGACTACGTTAACGACTACGCAGCAAGTCTTTGTAATTGCTGTAAAACTACGCGACTACGCGAGAAATTAAAATCTTCCGTGCGCGTGCGCGATTATGTAAGAAGCTATTACCCTCATGCGCGAGATACGTTTTCACGCGTAGTCACGTAGTTTATTAATGTATTCATCATGTTACTGCGTAGTTTTTGCCGTAGTCATGCCGTAGTTTTTACTTTACGCGTAGTTTATTAATTATTTTATTGTTTTAAGAAAGAAAGGAAGAAGAGATGAGTAAGAAAGTTGAGCAAGCACCACATTTGGCAGCTTTAGCAGCATTAGGAATCAAAGTTGGCAATGCAGTAGAGGAAATTAAAACTTCAGAGCCTGAAGAAGTCATTAGTCCAATTCTGGCATGGTTTGGCGGAAACTTTTTGTTCAAGCAAGCGGTAATTAACGATGTTGCGATTGTTGTCATTAATTGTCTTGAGAATCGAAGTGTTCACATGCGGTCTGATGGTTCATTCCCTGCTGTGTTAATTGATCCAGAATTGACTGCGGATAACCAAATTCGCGTCATCATCAAAGCGTTTGACCGTGAATCTGGCTTTTTGTTGAGCAAGCGTGACGCTTCGTTAATGAGTCACAGTCGTGATGCTTTTAGAGCGCTGATTAAGGAATCGGTTATTGATTGCTTAAACGAGTTGGCTGGAAAGTAACCATCATGACCGAAACCAAAGCCCAATTTGCTAAACGCCTTGGCGTGAATAAATCAACAGTCACTCGTTATGGGCAGGCTGGGCGCTTGGTGCTTGCGCCTAATGGCAAGGTTAAGGTTGAAGACAGTTTGCGCCTTATCGCCTCCACAAAAGGCGCTAGATTGGACGTAAGCGAAAAACACGGTCAGTTACCTAGCCAAGTGCCAGAAAACGGCTCAGAAACGATTTTAGACGACGATATGAGCGCAACGGTTGCATTGGTTGGCATGGATAGAGCAACGCTGAAGGCGCAAACACTGACCTACGGTAACAAGATGCTTGAGCTGGAAGCAGCTAAAGCTGAAGGCAAGGCTTTGGATAAAGATGATTTTTTGAAACAGGTCGGGTTAAACGGTCGCTCGTTTCGTGTGGGTATGGAACGCCTGATCGATAACCTAGCACCTGTGTTGGTGAATGTGCATGGCTATGAGTCGCGTTTAGCGATGATTGGCGGTGCTGTGAATGCTGAGTTTGGAGTCAACTAATGCACCTTATTGACAATACACGAAAAACCCCAGTAAGCTATACCTGTCGTGGCAAAATCCACGGCACGGGCTTGGCCGCTCGGGTTAACAAAAGGGGAACAGTAAGCCCCCTCAATGGGCTTTTTTTGTTCCCAACGCATGTGCGCACTTCTATGAGTGGGCTATGTGGGACATCTTCGGATGTGCAGGTTTCCTTTTGTACCTGTCGGCCAACCCGCATAGTCCGCTCACCTATTCTTGGCCGAATGATGAGTGGACTCCGATCAAACTATGGGAGTTCTATCATGTGTCATTCTGTTGCTGGCAGTCTCTTGGCTGCACGTCGTCTATCTGTTCAAACCTATGATGCTAAATACTTAACGATGAAGTGTTTTGAGGATTTGTCGGCTATTTTCGATGCAATTCGTGTCGCATCCAAAGAAGATTCAACCGTTTATAAACTGGCTGGCATTGGCAGATATTTAGCCGATGACTGGGCTAATCTGGCTGATTGCGAGCTTGAAAACATTCAGGCGCTGATTAATCAGCTTGATTCTACCCTTACTCAACAAAACACATCTCATCCTATGCCTAAGGAGGCTTAACCATGTCCAGCGTTCAAGTATTTTTTAACCAGTCGGCTTACCTGCCGACTGCACTAACAACCAGCAATAACATTGCTGATGTTTTCGGAAAGCAACACTATAACGTATTACGAGCAATCGATAATTTAGCTAAGGATTTGCCCGCAGAATGGCATGCACTCAATTTTGAGTGCATGCAAACTGATGTTGAAATTGGTAATGGTGCAACACGTAAAGATAGATCGTATCAGATTACACGTGACGGTTTTGTGATGTTGGTTATGGGGTTCACTGGCAAAAAAGCTGCTGAGTTTAAGTTGGCTTATATCGAAGCGTTTAACGCAATGGAGAAAAAGTTGATTGAGCTTTCGAGTTTTGAGCCTGATAGCGATATGGATGATTTAATTCCTGCAAGCCTTGAAGATCATATTACATTAACCGTTGGTATTGATCGTGTTGTTGAACTGGCAAACGATTGTGGTGTTCCATTGACGCAACAAGACTTGGAAAGTTTGATTTCGCTAAAACTTGGCGTTGGAACAAGCATTAACGAGTTATCGGTTCATCAAGTTAAGTTGGCAAAGTACTTGGTTGGCTATGAAATGGAAGGATACTTGAAACGCTTACCAAGCAAACCTACCGCGCCTAATTTGCTCGAAGGTTTGGGTGAAGAGCAGGTGAGGTTCGTCATTCAAGTGATTAAAGATTTGCATAAACTCAATTATGAGGATGCTGTTGAACACTTGGATTCATTACTGAAGGCTTAACCCATGCCAACCCTAGCACAAGCCCAGCTCGAACGTGACCGCATCAAGGCTGCCAAGGCAAAGCGCGATTACCAAAGCGCATTAGATAACAGCGTTCGTAAAATCGACGCCGACTGGTTTAACGAACTGCAAAAGCGCGTGTGTAGCGAACATTTGCGTAACCTCGCAAAATTGATGACCGACGCGGTTGGTAGCGAGAAAGACGAAACGCGCATCCATTACCTGATGAGCGATTGCGCCATCGATTGGCTGCGAGATTTAGGTAATGTGGTCGAGTCTGCTGCTGGTGAAAAAATGGCGTTTGCGGGCAGGGCGTTTAAGCGCACCAGTAAGCCACGTGACCTGCTGACGGTTAGCCAGTGGGCTGAGCGTTACCGTGTGATTGAATCTGGTAGTAATGCACCTGGTAAGTGGGATAACAGAAGAGCACCACACGCAAGCGAGATTATGGACAGCCTCAGCGAGCACAGCCCCGTGCGTACTGTAACCTTCTTGAAGGCTTCTGGCGTGTCGGGGACTGAGATTTTGCTTAATTGGATTGGGTACAACATCCACCATGTGCAAAAGGACATGATGTTCGTT